AGGTCCAGAAGAAAAAAAGTCATTAATGGCATTTTTTGGCGAGGGAATGGAAAAGAAGCTTGAAGAAAAAGAAACAATGCTTGAAGAAATGAGCACAGAGTTAAGCGAAGTTAAAGTAAAGCTTAATGAAGTGAACGCAAACATTGAAACTTTAAAAGAAGAAAACAAGACTTTAAAAGTTGAAAAAGAAAACATGGACAAAGAGGCAAAATTTTCTGAATTACTTAACGAGGGAAAAATTGCACCAGCGCAAAAAGAAACTTTTATGAAAATGGAACTATCTTTAAGCGAGGAATTTTTTGCAAACGCAGAACCTAGAATTAATCTTGATGAAAAAGGTACTGGCGCACCAGCAAAAGAAGAAAAAGAAGAAGTTTCAAACTTTGAAGTTAGACTTGACGAAGAAGCAAAAAAATTAATGAGCGAAGATAATAAACTTACGCTTGGAGAGGCTTATTCTAGGGTTTTAGATACAAACGAAGAACTTAAAAAAGAATACAACAAAACATTATAAGGGGTTATTATGGCAAGTTTTAGACCAACTGTTTCTTTTAGTTTTAAAGCTGAAAGCGCAGTATCAAAAAATACTATTGTAAAATTAGGCGTTGAAGACGGTGCGTGTGAACCAGCTCTTGCGGGAGAGGGTTTCGGTGTTGCAATGTGCGACGCAGACTTAGGTTCATTTGTTGAAGTTGCAATGATCGGTGGAGGTGCAAAGGTACTAACTGGCGCGGCAGTTTCAAAAGGTGACGAGATAGCGGCAGACGCAGACGGGAAAGCAGTTCCGGCAATTGCTGGTGATATTGTTATTGGTCTTGCTCTTGACGGCGCGCCTAATGCTGACATTGCAATTTCAATTGAGAGAACGTTTTACGTTAAAGCGTAAGGAGAAATAAAAAATGAGTACACAAAGTAAAGCAATTGTAGATAAGTTACTTACTAACGTTTCTAACCAGCTTGTACCGCAAGGTTTTTTAAGTGAGTTAATTTTACCATCTTTAAAAGTTAAGCAAAGATCGGGGAAAATTGGTAAGTACGGTTTAAACCATTTAAGAATACAAACAACTTTAACTGGTGGTAAGTCACATTATCCGCAAGTTGATACAAAAGTTTATGACTCTGATCAGTACCACATTGAGTCGCACGCATTAAAGGATATTGTTACAGCGGAAGACTATGACAACGTTGAAAAGCCTTTTGATGCTGAACAAGATACGACAATTGCATTAAGTACAATGCACCAAGTAGTAAAAGAAAAAGCTTTAGCTGACGTAATGGGTGACACTTCAATTATTACGCAAAATGAAGTTCTTTCAGGTACGGACCAATTTTCTGATTACGATCAATCAAACCCTAACGAAAAATTTAAAGACGCAAGGGTTGCAGTGAGAAACGGTTGTGGTTTTGCTCCAAACGTTGCAATTATGGATTGGAACGTTGCAGAAACATTAAGATACCACCCAGTTCTTTTAGATGTTTTAGGTTTTAAATTTAATAGACCAAACGGACTAAATGACATGGAGCTTGCAAGAGCATTAAACGTTAAAAAAGTTATGATTGCAGAGTGTGTTTATAACAACTCAAGAGAGGGCGAAGCGGACGTTTTAGAACCAATTTGGGGTAAGGACTTAATTTTTGCTCACATTGCAGACAGAGCAAACCTAAGACAAACAACTCTAGGTTACAGAATGGAACTTACTGGTAAGCAACCAAGACAAGTTTATAAAAAAGCTCAAGACGAACCAATTAACTCAACAAAAGTAATGGTTTTAGACGAGTATCAGCAATTACTTACTAATGTAAACTGCGCTTTTCTTTATAAAAACGCAATCGCATAAGGAAGTGCGATTACTCGCGAGTAATAAAATGGCGGGCGTAAAAACCCGTCATTTGCATAAAGGGAAAAGATGTTACCTAAGAAAAATAAAGTAGTAGATTGCGCAAACCCTAAAATAATTAAAAAAGAAACAATGCCCTTACCTATTTACGAAGAACTTACTTATAGACAATTACGTTTTGAGTGTTCAAAAAATGGTTTAAGCACAAAAGGCAAAAAAGCAGAAATGATCAAGAGGCTTAATGAGTTACGCAAATAGAGACGACATAGCGTCTGAATTTAAAAGATTAAGCTTTACGGGTAATGACCCTGTCATAACTGAAAGCGAAGTTGATAAGTTTATTGAAGAAGCAGAGGCTTTAATTAATTCTTTTGTTTGCGTTAGGTATAATGTCCCAGTTTTGGGAGCGCAATCAGTGTTAATCCTAAAAAAAATAACAATCGACTTTGTTTCTTTTAGAGTCGAAAAAATACTAAGAATAAAAAACCCTTCAATAAACTTAAGAGGTGATAGTTCAAAAGGCTTTGAGCAATCTTCAATGCGGGCGCAAGCTTACGAGGAAAGTAAAAATCTTTTATCTCTTATAAGAGACGCAAAGGCAAAACTTCCAGACGCTATTGCGATTGATGAAAACCCTCAAGTCGGGTTCGGTGTTCATTACAGCGCAAACGGCCAGATACAAAGCCCAGTTTTTGAGAGATACAAGGAGCAATGGTAAAAAATGTTTTGGACATCTTACGAAATTGAAAACGACAAAGACTTTGCAAAGGCTGTTAATAAAGCACTTGAAGTTGTTGACGACTTACAATTTGCGTTTGGTGAGATAGCAAGAGACTTTTACCAATCAAACAAAGCTACTTTTTCAAACAAGCAAGGGCAATACCCAGCATTAAGCCAAAGATACCAAGCTGCAAAGGATAGGCGTTATGGAAGACAACCTATTTTAGTTGCAAGCGGTCGCCTTAGAGACTCTTTAACTGAAAAGCCTAACCAGGACTCAATTCTGTCAATAGGAAAAAAGTCTTTAGTAATGGGAACAAAAGTGCCTTACGGGAAATATTTACAACTAGGTACAAAGAAAATGCCCATGCGTAAATTCTTATTCATTGGTCCGGAGGCGGGACGTTTTGGAACTGATAGAACAAGAGGAAGACTTGAAAGGTGGGTTGGAATTATAGAAACCGACGTAAGTCGAAGACTTAAAAAGAAATTATAATGGCAAAGTACGACGAAGAACAATTTATGCGTGACTTAAAAAACATTATTTTAAACAATGTAAACGCAAAAATTGACGAAATAAACACAGAAAAAGGCGACAATTTACTAAAGCAAGTAGATGATAATAACTTTTACTTAACTTTAGATGACGAATACTTAAATGCGGATCCTATTATCTATTACGGCATTGCCGGAAGCGAGTCACTTGGTATCGGTCCGTCAACTGAACGAAAAGTCGGTGTGTTTTTTGATATTATATTTATAAATGATTTTACTGATAGAGAACTTATTTATAAGTGCTTAAGATACTCAAGAGCTTTAAGGGAAGTTATAGAGTGTAATTTCAAAAAAATAGCAGAGGTCGGGAATTTAGTAATTGAAACAGTAACGCCGACGGACGTTAAAATGCACGGCGAGGGACCATACTATAAAATAGGGGGCGTTGTCGTATCGGGGAACTTATGGAGTTAGAGGAAAAAAAAGATAAAAAAACAAAAAAACTTATTGCAAAAAAAGATTGGATTTTATTTTGTAATGATGTTCACGAAGTAATAAAAAAAGACGATGATATAAATAAGCTTAAGTTAGATAAAAAACTTATAAAAGCATTAAAAAAAGAAAAAGTATTATAAACAAGGAGTAAGTTTATGGCAAAGAGTCAACCAAGAATAATTTACGGTATTCATCAACTAACACCATACAATTTAAAAACTGGTTTAGCTTATGGGTCACTTGAGGTTCTAGGAAGTTCAAACTTTTCACTTGCTGGGGAACTTGAGTCACTAAACGGTGGTTCTTCAAAATTTCCTTACGCAGTTGAAGAAACAACAATTTCGGCAGAGCTTTCAATTACTGCTAAAGAATATCCAGACTTTTTATTCGAGTTATTTTTAGGTAAAAAACCGACAAGTAACGCTTCTGAAAGTGCGGGTTCTGTTTCTGCAATTACAAACAAAAACGGTTCAAGTATTGCAGACGCTACAACGGGTATTGCAGCAGTAGGTGTAAAGGCTGGTTTTGAAAACGATGTTAAGTTTACGAAGTTTGTTGTGAAGTCTGTTTCGGCAACGACGATTGATGTTTACGCACTAAACAGCGTTGACTTTGGTAGAGGTTCAGTAGCTTCTTACGAAGACGACCTTTTAAAGATCAATTCAACGCCTATTACTATCACAGACGGCGGAACAATTGACTTACCTAACTTTGGTTTAGAATTTACTGGTGGTTCTTCGGTTGCAATGGTTGCAGACGATACGGCAATTTTTGAGTCAAGACCTATTAACAGCGGTTCCATGGAAGTTGTTATTGGTGGTACTTCGGACGTGTTCCCAGAATTCGGAGCTCTTGCAATCGCACAAAAAAGAGGAAACGGAGAGTTAGTCGAGTTAGATATTTATAGGCTTAAAGGCGTAGGGCTTCCAATGCCTATGGCGGAAAAATCTTTTAGCGAGGCAGAAATTACTGCGCAAGCTTATTTAGATGCATGTCGCGGCGGTGTTTTTAGCGTTAGAACAATTAACGGTGATTCAAACTGTTAAGATTTTCTTAGGGGTTTTGGTTTTAGACCCTTAACATCTTCCTTTATATTAGGGGCGCGCTTTGCGTCCCTTTTATTTTTTGTCTTTAATTTTTTTTGGTTTGTAATTAAATAAACAGTGTCTTACCCATGCTGACAAGTCGCCGTCGGCGTAAGTTTTTGCCCTAACATTTACATATGCAAGTTGTTTTTTACTAAGTCTTATTTCAAGTCGTTCCGTTTTCGGTTTGTCTTGCTCAATTGTATTTTTTTTCATTTAATGTCCGTACAGTTTTAACAATAATTATTGTAATGATGCAAAAGCAAGAATACAATTTAAAAAGAGGAAATTATGGAAAATCAAGAGCAAGTAAATGAATTAATGCGAAC